TCATCTCGTCGCGGAAGGTATAGTTTACAAAATTAGATTTGTATGCTAGGTGGTTGGCGATCTTCACCATGCACTCACCCAGATATTCTGGAACTCGAGGTTTCTCTACGCCAGCTTCTTTCGCTGCGATAACTCGCTCACGATACTCGCTAATTGCTACGAGGAATTCTTTGTTGTCAACATAATGTCGACTGTTGGGGTCTCTTCTTTTAGCCATAATAAATCCATGTTATCTCATATTTTTCTATATGTCAATCAATTTTTTTGCTTGACTATTCACGTGTTTTAGTCGTATAATCAGCATGTGCTGGGTTGATAGAAACTAATTTAATTTACCTTCTTCTTTCGCTTGCAAGTATTCGAGCAAGTCTTCAGGAGACAGCTCGTCTTCGGGCAGGCTCTCGTGGAGAGCCTCATCTTTAAAATACATGCGGTTCACTACGTTTTCATATCCACCGATATATTCATCTCTTAATGTAGCAATAGTAGTAATATCTTTCGCATTCAGCGTGAACATTACATCGTCGGAAAGTCCCATCCATGCCTTCAATGCATAATGCTCCATTGCGCGAGTATCTTCTATATTTTCCATGCCACTTGTCACAATTTCAATAGGATATAAAACATTAATAAAATTTTGCTTCTGTAAATCATCGAGGCTTTCAACCATACACACAATCAATGTGCCGTCTGAAAATTTTATTAACCTAGTGTTTTGATCCATCCTTCGATACCTTTATTGTTTTGTATTTAAAACCTTCTTCATTATATAGCTTGATACGCTCAATAAGATGTTCTAAAGTATAATTTTTGCGAGACTTCCAAGAAAGATCGTCACCAATATCATAGAGATTACAGGCGATTTTATTGTCTCCGAGCCGCAAGCCTCGCCCGATAGATTGGAGGTTGCGTATTCTGCTCTTTGAAGGCGAGGCGAATACTACGTTATGCAGATTCTTTATATTTATACCTGTTGAGAACGTTCCATATGATGCAATGATGATTGCATTATTTACTTTTTCTGTCAGTGCACGAATCTTTTCACGCTGCTCTGTGTCGGTTCCACCATACACAAAATATATCGGTCGACCCTCTCCTGATTTGCTTTTTATTTTTTCATATAAAACGTTACCATGTTTCTCAACAAACTGAAACAATACAAGTGTGTTACCCTCACGGTCTAGCGCGAGGTTTGTGATAAAGTTATTACGCCAATCATCTCTGACAATCCAGTCTATTTCTTCTTGATATTTAAGAGTTTTGTGGAGTTTCTTTTCCTCGTCGGTATGCTCTAACAGGAGGCAGGTGATGTCGAGGTTTGCGACTCTACCATCCTCCATCAGTTCTTTTGTTGTTATTACTTTAGTGACTGGACCAAAGCAACCCTCCAGCACAAGGCGATGAGTCTTAGTTCCGTCTAATGTTCCTGTAGTTCCGAAACGCCAATGAGCGTTTTGACATTTGTTCATGATAGTTGTGAGAGATTTCGCTTTGAATAAGTGCGCTTCGTCACCATACACAACATCAAACTTCTCAAACCATTTCTTCGGGAACTTGTAAATAGATTGCCATGTTGATATGGTCACAGGATACTCATTAGATTTTTCTTTACCACCATAGATACGGTGACAGTTTTCGCTCGCTGCCCACTCTACTTCACTAGCATAGTCTTGGAAGTCTCCATACATCTGCTCCACAAGTGATGTTGTAGGAACAATTATGAGTTGTCTCTTATTACGTTCCTGAAAGTATCTCATCAAAGTATAGATGATGAGGGACTTACCTGATGCAGTCGGTGATAACAGTAATGACCTAGCACCTTGGATACCCTTTCGGACTGCCTGTATTTGGTAGTCGCGTATCTCGATAGGTTTACCGCCTGAATGTAAATTTAAATCTTTGGCATACTTTTCAATATATTGTGAAGAAACAATATCACCCAATGATTCGACCTGATTGTCAACTTTGTATTCGAGTTGAGCGGCAAAATCTTCTAGGTATTTAATCAACCCAACAGGCAGTTCCTTGTTGAACATATTGAACAATCTAGCTTTACCATCCCACATACGAGAACGATAAGCTGGCATGAACCTCGCTCCTGGAACCTCAAAGGTAAAGAAGTCATTTATTTCTTGGAGAATGCCAGTGTCACATTCAACGCTGAGATTTACAGCATCTTTATATGTGACAGTAATATCAGCCATTACATAAGACCATTTGTAAATTTAGTCCACTCGATACCATTCTTGATATCCCAAGTCCGACTGTGTAGAGAGCGCATGACACGGTCGAGAAAATCTACGACAGTGCGGATATATTCAACCTTATTCATTTGCTCTTGTAAATCCTGATCAGATTCAATCATCTCTGCCATATCGTTCTTCAACGGTTTGTTGCCAAGCCATTGATCCCAACCGAGTGCATCGAGTTCTTGTTTTGATAATTCGCCTCTCCAATACTGTTGCTTGACACGCCGAAGTTTAAAGAATGTAGCTTCGGACTTGCGCAACTGTAGCTTAAAGTTGGAAAGGTGATTGAGGTATTTGGAGTGAAGTTCAGCTGTTTTGATTGTAGCTTTACCGAGTTCTAACTCGTCAATCTTACAGTCAACTGCCCACTCATCTTGGAGTTCTTTTAGAGTAATCATGCATTTATAATATAGTAGTTTTCAAAAAAAGTCAAGACTAAACAGATTCAATCTTGAAGGTGCGGTATCTAAATCCAGCGATACCTACAAAATAATCTCCAGCACCCTGAGAGATATCGAAGTCTAAACCTTCCAAACTTGTAGGGAAGGCATCTACGAATGTAATCTTCACATTAGGATTATTGTTAGAGTCTAGAACAAACAGAGTGGCATCACTGACTTGTGCGAGTGCCTCTTTTGCATCCTTGCGAGCCAAAGGAGAGCGATACTCCTGAGACTTAATAAAACTGGTATATTGTTCGTGACTCTCTGGAAACCCTAACCCTGTGAGCCAGTTATATAACTCGACATAATTAGCCATGTCTTCTTGGATAAGAAATCTGATCAGCAATTCACCGAACTGTAATTTATCTCCTGGAAAGGGGATGTTAGCCAATGGCGTTTGCATTTCCGGAGAACCAATAGACATTTGAGGAATGTTAGCTGCCTGACAGAAGAACGAAACTTGTGGGATATTCGCAATCTGAAAGCGGAAACCATTAGGGCGCAAGAAGTCCAACTCAGTAGGATTACTAGAGTCGAACGATGCTTCTGAAACTGTTGAAATAGGATTGTATGCCATACTCTATTTATACGCAATAAAAAAGGGGCAGTCCGAAAACTGCCCCTTGATAGTAGTGGTTGGTAAACCCAACTCTTATTATTTACATCAGGTTTGTAACTTTAACCGAACGGTAGTATTGGTTACGGTCAGCTGTAAATGTGTCAGCGTCAGTCGTGCCGTCAGACTGTGTTACGAATGGGTTAGCGACCATGCCGTAACGAGTCTTAAAGCCGATTTTTGGCTGGAAGTCAGTTGGGTCAATGGCGCGAACTTGCTGCAGCGGCACGTATGGGCAGTAGAAGATACCAGCATCATAAGCACTAGAACCTTTATAGCCAACAACGTAGAACTGAGAAGCAGCACCAGTGTTTGCTGAATATGGATCGATATAAACACGATAGCGACCATTCAGAACACCAGCAAAAGTGTTACCTGTGTCATCGACGTTCAGGTCAGTTGACAGAGCTGGAGCATAATCCAGAACGCCAGCCATTGACAGAGCAGAAGCTACGTCAGATGAACATACGATGAAGTTACCTTTACCGCGACGAGTGTCTTGAGCAATTACGTTGGCATCACGTTCGATGTTGAACAGGAGACCTTTGAAACGCTCAACCGACCAACGACCATTGGAGTCAACGTCCAAGTCGAATGTGCCAGCAGTTGCTGTAGAGGCAGAACCTGTTTTAGCAACTTTGTAGATTGTGCGGATAACTTCGCGGTTGATTTCAGCCAGAATTTCCTGAGACAGGATGTTTGACAATTCGCTTTCAGCGTCAAGACCGTGAATTGCTTTCAAGTCTTGAGCCAGTTCGATTGTGTATTCGGCTTTCAGCGCGCGAGTTTTAGCTGTTACGGTTGTTTTCTCGATTGAGAAAGCCATTTCAGCTGGGTCGAGGCTTTCACCAGTAGCAGTGGCCATGCCAGTGCCTGTAGTGTAAGTGCCGTCAACTGGGTTAGAACCAGCGTGTGTGCCAGTGCCAGAGAAGTCTGTGTCAGCTTCGTTGAACAGAGCTTCAGTGCCAGTTTGCGATGTGAAGTGTGACTTCATTGCGAAGATCAAACCAGTTGGACCAGTCATTGGCTGAACGCCACAGACATCATAAGCCATCAGGTTTGGCAACGCACGACGAACCAGAGAAATCAATACTGGGTCGTAGTTGTCGATAGAAGCACCAGTAGCGTTTTCTGATTCGAAGAGAGCTTGTTTCTCTTCGCGCAGAGCGGCTTCTTGGTTTTCAAGAACGACTGCCGTAACATTACGACGATGAGCGTCCTTGATTTCTGGAAGTTCTGGGTGGTCCAATACTGGAGCCCATTTTTCCATTTGTGATTCTGAAAGATACATCTTTCGTCTCCTTGCTTAGTTGATTTTAACTGTTATTATTTATAAAAAATTATCTTTTTACCGATTTCGAAATCGCACGAGTATAAATGCTAATTGGTGAGCTACCATCTACTGATTCAGTAATTGATTCGTCATCAACGAGTTTATCTTCTTCAGATGCTTTTTGAGCAGGGAAATAGTTTTCCTTGATCACTGACAATTTTTCAGCATAGTCGCTGTCAAAAGCCACATCTTCTACGAGTTTACCAAACTTTTCAGATTCTGTTACAGTCAAGTCAGCGGTAGCTTCTTTGATTGCAGCAGCTTTTTCAAGTTCGACTTTAGCAGTAGACAACTCAACTTTTTGTTCAGTTGATTCATCAAGTTTGGCTTTGAGTGATTCGATTTCACTCTGCATTTCGCCCAGAACATCATATTTCTCTTGTGGAACTTCGATGTAATGCTCGGCAAAAACTTCCTTCAAGGAACCGACGAATGATTCAGTGATCTCGTTGCGCAGACCGCGCTCAATAGCGAGTTCATTTTCTTTCATCCAGTTTTCGGCTACATAGTTCAGGTATCCATCAACCTTTTGAACCATTTCTTCCATGAATGTTTCTTGTGCGACCTTGGCTTCTTCAGCCAGCTCTTTTTCGATTTCTTCGATTTCAGCTGATACACGGGCTGTTACTACAGCTTCAAACAGACCAGCGGCTTTCGTTTTAAATTCTTCTGACAATTCTTCTTCATCAGCGAACAAAGTAGCTACGTCATCTTCAAAGAGAGTTTCTTCGTCGGCATCAACTTCCTCAACTTCTTCAGTTGATTCTTCGTCAAGCTCGATTTCAGCGTCAACTTCTTCGTCAGTAACATCGTCAACAGTTTCTTCAAGAACTTCGTCATCAGACTCAGTGTCTTCAGCTTTAACATCAGCTTTAGTTCCTGGCTTATTAACCTGACCTTCAGTCGACGCAGTTTCCGAAGAACCTTGTGTCGGTGAAGTCTGATCACCAGCAACTGATGAAGAGGCAGACTTGCTACCATCTTTCGATGCTTTTGCAGTGGCAGCTTTACCCGCATCAGCACTCAGTGCATCGTCAGACTCGAGCTTTTCTTGCTCTGGATTTGCGTCTGATGAACCTTGTGTTGGTGGAGTAGAGTCGCCTTGTGATTTATCGGCAGGACGGGCAGCTGACTCGTCCAGTTCATTAACTTCTTCAGTAACCACTTCTGGCTTACCTTTAAGAAGTTCTCTGATTTTGCTTTCTACAGCCATTGTTTTCTCCTTGTAGAGTCTTATTTTGCTAGTTTTATTTATAAAAAATTAAATCTTTGACAGTTTGTCCATAAATGAGCTAAACACATTCATTTTAGCTTCTTCTAGTTCATGTCTGGAAGCTGTTTTGATAATTTCTTGAGCCTGTTCGACTTCACGACCTTGCCAGATACCATCGACCATTACCCATTCACGGCTTTCCATAATACCTTCAACGAAAGCATCAGGGGCTGATGGGTCAGATACGATATCGGCAGCGGTAGCCAGCATGAAGTCATCTTGGACTTCGCTGATACCTGAACGTTCTTTGATAGAGCCCAGTCCGCGAGAGCTAACTCCTAGTTGCGCACCTGCTTCAATGAGGTTTGCTGCAATTTTGCCCATCGGCGTTTCAAGGATTTTAGCTTTACCAACCCAGTTGTCACCATCTTCTTTGAGGGAGACAATCATGTGAGACACACGATCTAGGTTTACTGTTGGACCATCTGGGTGTCCGAGTTCACCCAAAGCTCTGTTCTTGTCGATTTGCTCAGTAGTATAACGAGCAACTTCTTTAGCCATGACTTCTTTAGGATAGACACGACCGTTGCGATTTTTAAGATTAGACTGTAGAAATACACCTTCGATATAAAGGTTCTTTTTGCCGTCTTTTTCTTCTTGGATGTATTGAACATCTTCTGTGATTTCTTTAATGAGTTTCATTAGCCTAGATCTCCATCTGCACCTTGGTGTTGTTGAGAACCATAGCCAGAAACTTTAGCGCATTCAACGATAACAGTTCCACCGTTACCACCAGCGATGACGATTTCGATATCTGAACCGTTTTCATCGTTGTCTGAATAGCCATAAAATTCGATCTGACCAGTAACCTGAAGTTCATATAACACCTTAGAGTTACGTTGAACCTTTGCGCTTGCACCACTTGAAAGTGCCCACTGAATACCTTTGATATTCACGGCAGGTGATGATTGCGTTTCGGTAGATTTTTTAAGTGTTGTTGCCAACGCGATAGTTCCAGTAGCGGCAGTCCCTCGGACGGCAACTACACCTTGAGTTTGCGTCAATTTTAATGTGTCGACTGTGACTGCCATTTAATTATTCCTCTTCTGTAGGAGCGGTTAGTTCCCAAACATTAACACGTTTGAGAGATTCTTTGAACATAACTTCAGCGACAGCCTCAACGCCCTCGCCCATAGTAGCAAGAACATTACCTTCACCGAATGCTGGGTGCGAAACTTTAGCATTAGGCTCGATTTTGAAACCGTCAGTATTAGAACTGCCTTGTGTAGGGGGAGTAACGTCACCCTCATTGCCTTTTCCAGCAACACCGTGATTAGCGGTTGGCTCTTCAGCTTTAGGTTTATTGACATCATCGGTTGAAACTGCTGGAGCTTCACCCTCTACTTTAGGATTTGCTTCTGCTGATGGGGAAGCAGGAGGTGTTTGATCACCCTTTTCCTCAACGAGAACATTACGGACTGTTTCAGTCAGCTCTCTAAACTTTTTTATTTCCATTTTTCTTCCCCTTCTGGGTTTTA